GTTGGCCAGGATCACGTCGATTCTTTCATGGATTACTTGGTTGATGCCGAAAAAGAGCCTGGTAGGATCCATACCCAGGGTGAAAAAGTGGAAAAAACGTCGATCCGGGACGCTGATATCTACCCAATCGATAGAAAACAGGTCCGTTTGTATGAAATTTTGAATAAAATCGCTGTTTCTGCCAATAAATACTTCAAATACGACATAAATGGCATAGAAGTGGCCAATATTATCCACTATAAGGCGCCATCCAATGGATATAGCTACCATATTGACATCGGGCCAGAAGGAACAGCAGCTCTACGCAAGATTAGCATGAGCTTGCTGCTGAATGACGATTATGAGGGCGGCGAGATCTGCTTCCGCTCCAGTGAGAAAGAGAATTGTACGCGACCGAAGGCGGGTGAAGTGGTTGCTTTCAGCTCGTTTATCTCACATAAGGTGAATCCAATCACCCAGGGTGATCGATATGTGGTGGTTGCTTGGTTTACTGGTCCGCCGTTCCGTTAGGAACCCTATTGTCCTGGTTTTTCTCCAGGATCTTCTTTTTTTTGGCCTTGAAATTGAGAATGAGCTGGTCATAAAGACCGGGATTCATGCGCCGCATTGTTTCTACCGCTTTTTGATTGTCCAGGTAATGTGACTCCAGGTTCTCGATTGATTCCTCTGGCATAAAAACCAACATCGTTTGATAAATGTTGTCAGCGATGTCGAATCGCTTTGCTTTTTTATCGGTGAAATCCATAATTGGGATCTTGGCCATCATTCATTCCAAAACGGAAAGTCGTATTTTTCTTCTACCAGGCGATCATAAACTTTTCTGCCTTCTTCGATTGTGTATGGCGCGGGTGATCGCTCTTTGCTGTTTTCGTCGTACCACTCCCAAAAAGTTGGTACATAAATTTTCTTCTCAGCTCCATTTTTCATAAGCAACTTCTACCTCATCCTTCTCGTAATAATTAATTTCATTGGTTTCTTCATCTAAGAATTTTACCTTCCCGTTATTATAGCCATAAAAGTAACCATAAATCGCGTGTCCGAGCAAACGTAATCTTTGCCCTGGTGTCAGCTCATGTGTTTCCATTTTTACTCTCCAATTCCTCGGCGTATTTCAGTTATGTCAGCTCCCATCGTTTTTATCATGTCTTCATACAAAGGCATAATTGTTTCCAGCTCGTGATGACTCATGTATTCATGCTTTGGTCTAATCCATTTCATATTCGGATTGGCTTTAACAGGATCACCAAAAAAACGCTTAAAATCTTCTATTCTTGAACAGGTCTTTCTCCCGCAACCCTTAAACCTTAAATAATCAATAACATTTGTGTCATAAAGGTCTTTCATGGTCTTCACGTTACAATGATCTAAAGTATCAAAAGCTGGCTTACTCAAAACACAATTATTAAATTTCGAGTCACTTGCTTGTACTAATTCTTCACGAAACAAATCATTCATTAACCTTGGTGAAAGCAAGAGCATTTGATCTTTTACAAGAAGTGGAAAAAGTGTCTTTTTTATTTCTAATAAAATGTCGTCTTTTTTCATTTTGAGCACCTCTCAACAATTTGCTCGGCTGTTTTTCTTGCTGTGTCATAAGTCAATGTTCCAGCAATCAAAAACATAATTAGTTGTTTTACTTGGTATTCATCTAAGTCAGCATCCACTATATCTTCCATCACTTTCAATGTCATTTCATCGTATATATTCATTTCTCCCCCTTTGTTTTTTCAATTAGTTTTTCCAAGTACCACTTGGCTTTCTTTAAATCCTCTAGCCCATTCTTGGCTTTGTATCTTGTTACATACTTAATGATGTTTCCTTCACACCACTCCATGTTGTAAGACAGTATGAAGTCGGTAACTTGTATGCCCTCTTTGTAATAGTTTGGGTTGATGTTGTCTTTCTTCTTCATATTCTATCTCTGTATAATTCAATAAAGTGTTCTGCATCTACAACCACCAATGGTTTACTCCTGTTTCTTTTGATTACCACCAATGGCTCATAGGTTTTACAGTTCGCTTCTGCTTGAGAATAAGCATCCCAAACATTAAGTCTCTCAACATTTTTACACTCGATGCTGTAAGGGAATTTTGTTCTCGATTCTTTTCCCATGATTATATCTTCACCTTGACTACCCATAGGTCTTGATTCAAGATCATCCTTGTCCAGTTTCAATCTTTCTATTAAAAGTTCCGTAAACCATTGTTGTAGTTTCCTTCCTTTTGCTTTTGCGCTTTGTGGCTTCATGTTAGCCTCCTATTAGTTCAAGGTTAGTGTTTGTCTCTGCACCCCAGCAAATAAGATATACCAGTAAATATTTCTTACCAGTAAAAATCCGTCTGGTTCTACTAGACTCTCTCTCAGAAAGGTATGTCATCGAATGAGTCATAAAACTCTTTGTCTCCTACTATCTGATTTACTTTCTCTAGCAGTTCTTCTTCTTTCCCATAAGCATCCTCAAACCTTTTCTTGTAAGGATGTCTGCTTATGTATGGAGGTTTTGAATTGCCTTCTCTGTGATGTTTAAAACAAAGAGGAAGTACCTCGAAGTGGCATCCCTCTTTTGTCTTTCCGTTTATATGGTGTATCTCACATGGAACAAACATATAACCTTGATTGAAACATACGATGCAACCAATAGTGCATACTCTGTCCATGTGTTCTTTTTCTTCTTTGGTTGGTGTTCTGCCTTTAAGCCCCATATCTTTTTCTTTCTTCTCTCTCATTCACCATCTTGGTTCGCCATTCTTCAAACCCAACCTCAAGTGCCTTGATCTGTAGCTTGACCGAAGATACGAAACCTTTTGCAACACCCACCTTGAGCCTTGCTTGATACAGTTCGTCTTGGTTTTCAGCATAAGTCTCCTGAGCAGAAGTCGTTTTAAACCCCTCAGATAGTGCTTTCATTTTTAATTTGGCATTGATCTTTTTTACATCTGCCTCTGCTACGATGAGTTCATACTCAGCTTTCTCTATAACAGGTGCTAGCTTCCTAATGCGATCCATCCATAGTTCTATTTGCTCATCCATGTTTGGTAGCCTTTATTCTTTGATACAGATCAACCAAACTGTTTCCCTCTCTTTTATTGTCATCGAAGTAAACAACCTTATCATCGTGGTCATGTAAAATTCTTTTGATTGATCCATCGTTATAGGTAATATCAGTCACCCTTCCATCATCTCTCCTGTTGTCATACCACATGATAGTTTTCGTGGTATCGAATGAATGAAAGGTTTTAAATCGTTTGCCCCAATCATCAGCCCTCTTTTGTTTAGCCCTATCTGCTCTCCTCTCAAGTTTTTCCTTGAGAGTGTCGAGCAGTTTATCTAGGTTCACATAACTATCAGTTGACATTTTGTGCCTCGCTCATCATGTGATGCATATAGATCATTAGCAGATCATGTTTGCTTGTTCCAAGCCCATCATCGACCTCTGATAGTTGTTCCAATAAAGAGTTATAACTGGTTATAAATTGAAATACCTCATAGTCGTCTATGTTCTCTGAGATTTCCCTTATTAAGTCTGAAGGTGTACTCATATCAAAACGGGATGTCGTCATCGTTGAATCCATCATTGTTCGTGACCTCTTGTTCAATGATTTCCTCTGATTCATCTTCTATTTGTTTTTCAAATTTAAGATAGAAGTATGGGTTTCCTTTTTGAGATTGTCTTTCCCACATGGCAAGATTGAATGATACAGTCCTCTCTGCTTCGGGGGTTGTTGAGTCATTAGCATATTTCTTTTTATACTCATTTATCAATGGCTTCATAAACTCACCAGTAATCTCAAACTCAGCATTAACCCATTCGGGCTTTTTATCATTGTCTTTGTATCCATTTTTGAATACTGCACCTCCACAATGTTTTGTGTTTCTAAATTTTTTATTGTCATCCATTGTTATTCTCCTTTAATCGTATTTGTTTTTTGACAATTTCATCTATTTGTTTCTTGTATTTCTTGTCTATATCTTTGATTGCAAGTATGTCTTGTTCATTGGACATATAGAAATCTTTGACCTGTTCAGCCTTATCGAAAGCAACAACCATTTTTTCAAACCCCTCAACGAAAGTTTTAGCCCATGCCTCATTCATTGAAAGATCGTCTTGTTTCTTAGGTTCTTCTGCTGTTGGTGATCCATTGGCATCAAACCCTTCTTCCTTCTTAGGCTGTTTCTTCTTTGGTTTTTCTTCTTCTCTTGGCAAGTCCTCACCTGCATAGAGATACATAGCCAAACCAAAACTTGCAAGACATTTAACCAAACACCTCTGCTTTGCATCACTAACTTGCCTAGCATTTGGCTTGATGATTGCATTGTTTCGATTATCCATAACAGGAAGAAACATCTCCTTATATAGATTATCTATCTTTACACCACATCTAACCTCTGCTGATCCATCGGGTAGTTCAGCATAGGGTACATGGGTATTTGGATTCATATAGAAACTAACCTCAGCTTGAGGATAGTGATCCATTAGAATTGTATAAGCATTTGCCCATGAAACATATGACAAGTTCATTTTCTTTTCGACATATTTTGAACAGTCTATTTTTGAGAGCGTATCCCAAACTTCTTTGTATGTGAGTTCTTTCTTATCCATTTATTTCTCCTTTTTTCAGATAAAATTCTTGTATAGTCCAATAAAGATTGTCCCAACCGAAACCAAAACCCCAATCCAAATTTTCTCGGCAATGAATCAACACTTCCATGCATTCATCATCCGTAAGGGTTCTCTCAAGACCTATATCTTTTGATGCTGTTTTTACATCTTCAATGCACCATATTAAAGCTATTGAATTTTTAGATGTGTAATTTCCATGCTCATCATAGGTTATTACTTTATCCATTTATTTCTCCTCTTTAAATTGATTACAAAATTCAGCAACACCACAATAGTTTCCAGTACATCTCATGGGTTCACCGAGAGCGTGTTCGATGGTTAAACCCTTTTGTTCGCTGTTCTCTATGTATTGTTCTGCTTCTTCCTTAGAATATAAAACCCGAAGGGCTGACTTCCTTCCTTTCTTCATCACCCTCCAAGTATCGTCTTTCTTCCACCTATCCTCATCACTACAATCGGGAAGTATTTCATCCATAAGATATTCCACCTCTGAGTCTTGGTGTAGCTTTACTCTTGTATAAACAAACTCCTCTTGTTCTTCAAAAGTCCATAGGGGTATGTCAATGACTGAGACAGGTGAAGGAGGATAATCACCACCCCTTCTTTGTCTTTCTCTCTTATTCCAGTCTCTAGCGATTGCTATGATTTGTAGTGCCTCAATACTCTCTCCATGCACCCTGTGATGCAGATAAGCGTATGAGTTAAGTTGCTGTTCCCAATCTGATTTACCACCCTTAGATGCAGATATGATTGTCCATACCGAAGTGATCTTATAATCTTTGAGAGTCTTATCATCCATTGAGAAACTATCAGTCTGCCCCGATATCTTCCAACCCATGACTTGAGCAAAGTATCTCTCCTCAGTAATGGTATCCTCATAGTTCTCATTGGCTCTTTCTAATATCGTATGTACTGATTGACCTAGTATTTTCCATATTTGATCTGAATAGTCCTCAACCAGTTCTTCTTCATGTGTTTTATTTAGCAGTCTAATTCTAGGAGGCTGAAGTAATCCAGTAACGGATATTACCGAATCCCCTTTGTCGTATTGATCGTTTTCTATTGCCCTAATGATCTCATCGGGTAAATTGTGCTGATTAGTGTACTTCATTCTTTGTCTCAAGTGTTGCTTCTATTTCTCTATAAGATTCAGCAAATTTTTTTATTTTTTCACGAGTTGATTTATAAGGAAATCTAGGTGTAGGATTGTTCGCATAATCCAAAAGGGGTGATAAATGTTTCATTCTTATGTCTAATATTTTAGAAACTCGACCAATAGGGAAACCTTCATTTATCGCCTCATTTATTGTTTCAATGTTTTGTATGAAGTTTTTGTACTCTTCCTTCCAATATATTATTTCTTCTTTCATTTGATCCTCCAAACTCCAATGCCATTGTCGAGTTGTCTTACTGTGAATTTCTTTGTGGGGTTTTTGTGTGTGTATCTTAGGACAAAGTTCCTAATGATCTTTTGTTCGATTTGGATTTTTGTTTTCGGAAGTTCGACCATAACCATGTCGTCAACCTCCATTGTCTCAAGCGGTATATCGTACTTTCTTGGTCGCCCTTTTTCTTTAGGTAAAGGAATACCCTTCTTGATTTCAAAGTCCATCATCTCCTCCTCAGTTTGTAAGTGAAGCGTTGTTTATATGATGGCGGTTAGGATAGCCATCAAACAGGATTTATACTTTAAGTCGTATCCTCTTTTCTCGACACTTCACCATTTGATGATTTTAAGATGATACCATGAGGATTTGATTTTGACAACATTATGATTTAAGATATTTGATCTATGCAAAATCAAGAAAGAAAAATACTATCGGCATCAATACTCAAACAGGCAGTTAGAGATATCGCATCAAAAGATAGTGATCTTTCTCAAGAGGCAATAGAATATTTTAACACAAAAGATTTTGATAGTCTGTGTGAATCGCTAGATATTCAATCCGATAAAGTCAGGGAGTCAGTTCATAAACTGTTTCAATATCCCTTGCTTTCAAGAAAGAAGATTGCAGATAGAGTGGCACGGATTATTGATAGTCAGATAGTAAAAGATAATTAAGGCTCTCTATATAGATACTATATAGCTATATAGATACTAAATAGTTTTAATTATTAGATACTAAATAGATTAGATACTATGTAGAGGAGTTAATCATGCTTGAGCAAATAGAAGCGACCACGAATCATTTAGCATATGGACAACACAAAGTAGTCTGTCCATTGTGTAGCGACCAAAGAAGAAAACACAAAAGAGATAAACCTTTATCGGTCAATGTCAGCCATGAGGCTGTCGTTTATAACTGTCATCATTGTGGAGAGAATGGTGTAATCAACAAAGAGAGGAAATTCAAAATGGAAATTGTCAAAGGCAATACGAATAAGAATACTAATACTACTAAAAACACAAAGACCAATGGAAACAAAGCACCTAATAAACTCCCCGAAAACGACATGACAGGTGCATCAGCTAAGTGGTTAGAGGAAAGAGGTATATGCTTGCAGACTGCAATCGAGTACGGCACATCGCTGCATACAAGAAAATATAAACCAGTCATAGGTTTTTCTTTCGTTTCAAGCGATGGTGAGTTAGAAGCGGTCAAGTATAGAAGTGCCAATGGTTCTAAAGTTTTTTGGTGGGAAGGTAATTCTGATAAGTTTTGGGGATACAACAAGCCCGATCCTAAATTAAAGACGATAGAAGATACAGTCGTTATCACAGAGGGAGAGATAGATGCCCTTGCCATCAAGACAGCGTTTAAAGACTATGCGAACATCGATGTCTATTCTGTACCCAATGGCGCACCTTCTAAGATCAAAGAAGGAAAGGTTGATCCAAGCGAAGATACCAAGTTCAAGTATGTATGGGAGGACAGAGAGAAGTTTGAGAATGTGAATCGAATCATACTTGCCACAGACAATGACAAAGCGGGTGATGTCTTGGCTCAAGAGTTAGCTAGAAGAATGAACATTGCTAAATGTTATCGCATGGATTATAGAGGCTTTAAAGATTCTAACGAGGTATTGTTGGCAGAGGGTTCTGAAGCGTTGAGAAAAATGGTTCTTGGTTCGGAGGAAATACCCCTTCACGGATTGCATAGTCTCAATCATTACCAAGATCAGATACAAGACTTATACGATGGAGGCAAACCCAAAGGGGTTTCGACAGGGTTCAAAAGCGTTGATAGCCTTTTCACTCTTTCAACTGGTCAACTTTACATCGTAAGTGGTTATGCAGGTGATGGTAAGTCAGCTTTCATTGATTCCTTAGTCGTCAACATGGCTAATACCTATGGTTGGAAAACCTGTTATTGTAGTTTTGAAAAAAGTCCTAGTCTGCATAGCGTACAACTCATGCAACTCAAAACAGGTAAACCATTTTTTCGAGGTGCAAACCAACGAATGAGCCAAGAAGAAAAAGACTTTGCTGAGACATGGATCAACGATCATATACTGTTTCAAGATTATATGGGAGATGAATTGCCAACAATCGAGGCAGTTCTAGAAAAATCTGCTAGTGCAGTATGTAGATATGGTACTAGATGTTTGGTTATTGATCCTTATAACTTCATACATCGTGATAGATCAAATGGATTAGAGACTGATTACATCAGCGATCTGCTTACCAAAACACAGCTTCATGCAAAGAAACATGACATCATGGTTTTCTTTGTGGCTCACCCAAGTAAGCCCATGCTCAGAGATGGAAAGAAAAGAGTTGTCAATGGCATTGATATATCGGGCAGTTTCGCATGGAGTAGTAAAGCAGATGTAGGAATCACAGTTCATCGAAATGAAAGTGATGTGGAAATTCACACTTGGAAATGTCGTTTCAGTTGGAATGGATCACTAGGTAATGTAAGATTGGGGTTCAACCCCATCAATGGTAGGTATTTTGAGCAAGAAAAAATTGAAGATAACTTCGATTGGGATATCTAAGAAGTCATTACAAGTTAATGACATCGGGAGTCCTTACCTCCACAAAAGAAACAAAGTCGGAATCACAGGCATTGGCAAAAGCAAAATTGGTCGAGCCATCGTATGCGATCAACATCTGATTGATAAACTTTATCTTGAAAAAGAAATAGATGAGAGACAGCATTGCGCCTGTAATAAATACTTAGATGTCCTTAGTCGTAGTGGTGCAACAGTCAGTTCTTCCAGCCAACTAGAAAAAATATTTACTGGTCAATATTCTTCGGGGTTTTCGAGAGCATTGGTTTTAGTTGGTGTTCATCGGAGACTCAAAGAAGAAGTCGGCAGAACAAAGGAGTCAAGGTTTTGGTCTTTGATGGTGAACAGTCCAACTAGCATCTATCTTGATGACATAGATGTAATATCTGAATGTGGGGATGTGCTAATGGGTTATTGGTTTAGCGGTCATGAAAGCCCTGTTTCTTTGTTTCAAGAAGCCCTGTCAAACCAACTTTAGTTTCTTGACCTTCGATCTCAACTTCTTCACCTTTGCAGTTCGTAATGAAAACATCTTCGTGGGGTTCTTCTAATACTGGAACACTGACCACTTCAACCTCTTTCTCTTTTGCAACAGTATGAATCATATGAATCATTTGTTTGTTTAGGCTTCTGCTCTCAGCCTTTGCTAGTGCATGGGCTAGATCAAAAGTCTCTTGGCTACATCTAATGAATATGCTCTTGCTCATCTTCTAAGTCCTCATAAATTATTTCTATCTTTTCGTTTGCAATCATTCCAACAGCAACACTCTCTCTGCCAACTTGCCAATATCTCCCCTCTTTTAAACTTTCAATCGCATGGCTCATGTAATGTTCATTCGCAACGAGCAAAGGATTATCTAAAAGGGTTATGGCAAAAGTCATGGCTTCTTCTTCGGTATCAAACAACCATACTAAATGCTTCCACTCGCCAACAGAATTGTACTTGTCGCTAGTATCAATCTCAAAAGTATGTCTAATAACACAAAACATCCAATCATTATAAAGCAAAATGAAATCAAAATGAAATCAATGTTCCACATGGAACACAAGATATAGTGGTAGTGTTGGTATCCAAAGCGACCAAACCACAAGATGTTGTGCCACAGCGCTCACGCCAAAGAATATTTTACTGGTCGCAGGTCTTTCTGCGTTTCCGTTAGTGCATAAAAAAACCCACACCAAATAAATGATGTGGGTTTCTTATTTCTTACTTCGAGTTATGAAGATTCTTTAGTTCGTGTGAAAAAATCCATAGATTCGTTACTCCTTGTGAATCAAACCCCAAAGGTTTAAGTGGATTCTTTCCTGTTTTATCTCTAAAAACGAATGATGTAAGACCAGCTCCAAGAAAACGATGTTCGCCTTCTCCAGTCTCGTTTATCATCTCATACTCTATTTTGTCTCCACTTCCATAAGGTGTGTCTTCTCCCTCAGAATAAATGTTTGTGATAACACTTATGTACCAAACATCCCTCCAAGATTTTTTCATATAACCATCGTAGTAGATTTTATCGTCAAAGCATAAAACTTTGTCGCCTATTTTTGGTTCTTGTTTACTCATGTTGTTTCTCCTTCGTGACATTCAATGTATTCTAAACATCTTTCATATGCTTCTTCATATTCATCACAAAAATGATTATCAAAATAAGGATCGTTTATGTCATCGTTATCCCCAAAGTCATCTGAGTAAACCCATGTCGTATAAACATCGTCATCACCATCCCAAAACACAGTTAAGTAGCTATGCTTCTTTAGTAGTGCATTGATTTTTCTTCTGAAGCTATACTCAGTCGCAACCTGTTCAATTTCTTTTTTGAATTGCTTACGACAGGCAATAAGATCATTTATTGATTTTTCGTAATCAGCTATGATCGCTTTCAGCCTTTTTCTTTCTTCGGTGATTGCTTTATTCACCTCAGCAAGCCTAGACTTAGAAGTTTTATTTTGTGCTGTTAGGTATTGTTTATAGTTAGAATAATGTCCATCTATCAATTCCCATGTAGGCACATTAAATTTTTTATTTATAAGTTTCATATTAATTTCCTTTAATAAATTAGTATTTAATTCTTGCTCGTTGGCATCTGATTGTTAAAGATCGCAATGTGCTTTTTAATGCACCCTTATATTATACCACGACACCCCTAAGTCATTGATTTAAAAGGGAATATTGGAACATTCTAATTTGGAAAAATGGGTAAAAACGATAGAAAAACCATGCTTTTTTGCATGATTTCTTAGATGATGATTGTCTAAGTTATTGATTTACATAGTGAATTTTGTTGTCGCGCAACAACAAAGTGCAAATCCCCACCCTTCAAAGAAAGATGAGGATCAACACATATAAGGGGTAAACTAAGTTTGAGAGGGAAACTAAAGACACAATTATTACTCGTGAAACCATAGGAGAACATTAGTTTCCCCCTCTCGCTTGATTAAATACCAATCATCTTGAGGATCAATCGGTAATAGAATGATAATAGATTGATAGCATAG